GGCCCTGCGAGTGCTGCAATTACTACAGACAACGCTGGGTCTAAACCTAATTCATTACTTGCTAAGAATGTTAAGAATGATACCAATACGCCACGTGCGTATGACTTTAGTATCGCCTTTTGTTTTTTGCTGATCTTCATATCTTGCCTCCTAGTAATGGGATGTCGAATGGTTTTCCATCGAGATCGCCTAGCTTTGTAAAACTACAGTGCAAATGTTTGGTGTGAGGATTTATGCCGTTGTATTTTCTCCAACGCCAATTTAATATCTTGCTGGCGATGCGGCCATTATGGATGACGTAAGATATACGTTTATCGGTTTTCGCAGCGATTCGGATTTGGTCAGCCAGATCAGCACTGACCCCATCGGATGCACAAAGGCGAGCATCAATATCAACTGCTCTGACCCACCCAAGTTTGTCTGGATTATGATCCGATTTTCTGGCGGCGTGACGGCTATCGCCCACCCACCCATCACTGGCAGTACGCCTATCTGGAAACCAGGTATCAACTTGATCTCTTAACTGCACACCAGCTGCACATAACTTTGGTCGCATTAGCTAAGAAGTAGTCTGGCTTCATCCTCAGTTATGCCAAGACGATCTAGTAATGCTGCCTTATTTGCTGCCTTTGCTGAATCTTGATTAGCTTTCCAATCAACATATTGAGCAAAGCCTGCCTCAAACTGTGTTTTACTTATTGGCTCACACTCTATAAATTGAATGTTCTCATATTCATCACCTGCAATATAATAACCACCTTGAGGTATTAACATTCTTAATACATCTGCACCTGTTGTCATATTAAGCCCCGATCTCTAATAACACGATTGTTGACATATTACTTTGATGTTGCACAATTACTTCTGATGTTGGATTTCTGTTTGCAAATTGTGTTTTATATGTTGTTGCTGATGTAGTTGCTGGGCTGTCCAAATAACTTGTACTAGCAGTTGGAACTGTTAAAAGCAACGCTGTTGCTGTGTATAAACTTGTATCACACAATTTAGATATTTCTGTTGCACCTCTAAATAATTTTAGAGTTAAAGCATTATCAGAAGAGCCTGCGCTCCTTAAAAGCCCATTTTGACTTACTAAAACTAAAACTTTAGAACTTGCTGAACTCGGTGTAATTGTTGCGGTGAGCGTAGTGTCTGCCAATGTTGTTGTAGCATTAGCAGTTGCTGTTGTTGTAGTTGCAGAAACAACTTGTAACACTTTTCCGCCACCAGCAGGTGCAGCCCAAGTGGGCACACCACCTGCAACAGTTAATACTTGACCAGTTGTACCAATTCCCAATCTAGCAGGTGTTGATCCGCTTGAAGAATAAATCGTATCGCCAGTAGTTGTCATTGGGTTAGTCATACCTGTTGTGTCTAGGTTTGCCCAAGCACTGCCTGTGTAATAGGTGGTCACGTTTGTATCTTTGAGATATGCAAAGTTACCTTCTTGTGGTGATGTTACAGCTGCATCTCTAGCAGCGGCACTGGCAAACACCCAGACACCTTGCATTAAGTAGCCATCGACATCGGCTGCGGTCAATACCTCGCCTGTCGTAAAGTCCTTAAATCCTAATCCTGCTGCCATTTTTACTCCTTAGTAACTGAGCACATTATAGTCTAAAGTGCCATAGATATTGTTATTTAAAATTAGAGCGTCTATTACGGGTTCTAAGGTCGTAAAGACCACTCTAAAGCTGTTGGGTGTGATGGTGTTTTGCACGCCAAATATCTGCAACGTCTTGTCCAGAGTAGATCCACCTGGCTGAGTAGTAACTACTCTGATCGGGTCAAAGAAATCTAAGTCCAAGGCTGCAATAATGCCTGCATTGTAGTTAGGCGTGTATAGGTCTAACTCGATAGAATCGCATCGCACGCTAGTCTCGGCACGGCTGGCTGTATAAGCCTGGGCGTAATCTAGGGCTTCGGCATCGGTCTGCATTAGCAGCTCTTGAATCTGAAAACTATGTATGAAGTATTTGTCTATTGATGCTTGGTTAATGGCAGTTTGTGGCGTGCCACCTGTCCTAGTAACAGTAGATGAGTTAAAGATAAGGGTGTCATCTAGCTTCCAATTAGCGTTAGCGTATGGAATGCCTGTGCCATTGTCATTAAAGGTAGTTACTGTGCCACCTATTGAGCCAGCGGTTACGCCACGATCTTGATACACAAACTCACCATCTGCGCTGACATATAAAGCGCCATACTCTGAGTTGGCTACAGTCTGCATAGCTCCTAGTGAAGTGCGTAAACTACCTGGATCATTTTGTAATGTAGTTAACCCCGCATCGACATCACGCATAGTCGCTGGCCAATCGATCTCATCTAATATCTGGTTAATTCGTGTGCCTGATAAGTCCCCAGCGCTAGCACCTGCCACAGTAGTGATCTGTGCATTGTTGGCTAACCTAAACGCATCTACAGCTTGTATGGTTGTGTAGGCTACCTCTGTAGCATCTTTAGGTTGAGTATTAACATAGCTTGTAATAAAGCCTGAAAATATAGGATAAGTGGTAGCCCCATAGGTTGCAGTGATCTGCACCTTCTTCATAGGTGTTAGGTCAGGGGCGTAGGGACTTAGTGGGTTAGTTGGGTTAAAATCACCATTTTGATCTACAATGCGTAGGGTTAATTGGCCTGTTTGGAATTGGTCAAATAAAGGGTTACGGCCTCTTGTAGTTTGTATAAAATTGATTTGATTTGACACGTCAACAATAATGGCTGCTGAGTCTTCTAATATGTTTACGTCTAATATGCCAGTATCTAATATCATCGCCTGGGCAAAGGCTGGCCCAGTGCTAAAATTTATGTAAGCGTTAACTACTGGTACTGTCATTGGAGCAATATGACAGAGCCACGAGGTATTACGCCATCTCCTAGTTTAATAACATTACCTAACGCATCTTGTATGTAACGTTGTAAGTCTTGCTCGCTACTTAATACTGCCCCTGTGTTTACAGTGGTATTAATTACTGTTGGTGCTGCTGCTGCGGCAGCTGTAGTCGCACTAGATGGCATACCACCTGGCACTGCGTATTGGCTCATTTGTGCTAAGAATGCATCGGCTTGTGCTTGCAATCTTGCTGATGCTCCTGCAAGGCTAGACGCTGATCCTAAATCTGATCCCATCGCTTTAAATGTATTAACTAGGCTTGCAAAAATTGCATCGTATTTGCTAGGCAGGGTGTTAAGGGCGCTAGCAGCATTGTTAGCACTATCGGCCAAAGCCCTGGCAGCAGCACTAGCTTCTAATTCAGCATTGTATTTCTTAGCCAAAGCCTCATTATTATCTAATATCGCTATCTTGGCCTGTATGCGTAGTTTGGTTTCGGCATCGGTAGCCTCGCTTAGCGCCTTCATTAAGCCTATGCGCTCAACGTTAAATTTTTCTTCTAATTTATCTAACTCAGCCTTTGCCTTTAATTTATTTATTTCATCTTGGCGTAATTTATTGCCAGCCTTTAATCTTAATACTTCTTTAGCACGCTCTATGTCTCTAGTTGCGCTAGAACCTAATGAATAAGTAAAATTAGATGTAGGTGCAGGTTGAGTCAATTCGTCCAACTTTTTTAACATATCAAATAAATTGCCAAATCTTAAAACATCTATTATCTGCTTGATCCCAGGTGCGTTGCGTAGATCGCTTAATACGCTAATTAAAGCGCCAACACCACTCACAACGCTTGCGATACTTGTGGCTAGCGCATCTATGTCCTCGGTTAGGCTTTCTATGCTTGTATCTTTGCCTAACTTGCTTATTGCATCGATTAAACTTTTTCCAATAGTTTCACTTGCGTCTGCTGCTGCCACACGCAATAAATCCATTTTGCCAGCATAGGTATCTAATCGGGCTGAGGCTTGTCCTGCAAATTTTGCATTTAACTCTGCAAGTATGTCTTCCATCTTGCCAGCTTTTAAAGTTGTTTTACTAATGCCTGCGCCTAATCTACTTAAACCTGTGGTATTGCCTGAGAAGCCACGTGTTAAGGCGGCGCTAACTTCGGTTAAAGATTTACCTGTAGCGGCGCTAATGTTAAGAGCTGTATTTAATGCTTCTTGGCTTTTAGTTATTGAGCCAGTGACTGTCAATAATTGCTGGAACGCTGGGCGTAATTGGTCATCTAGTACGCCTGTGGTGCGCTGTAAATTGCCTATGTAATCTTCTATGGCAGGTGCTGCAAATGCAAACCCTGTATTACGTAATTGTATTTCTAAAGCCTTAGCAGCCTTTTCATCTTCTGCAAACGCTTGCACAGCCTTCTTGCTGTAGTTAAGTAATGCGGTGGCGCTAAATACGCCAA